GTTGTCGAAAAATTTCCAGAAGCTAAAACAATAGGCTTAGCTAAAAAATCCTTTATAGTTTGCTCAGTAACTTGCGTATCATTAAGAGCAAACCAAGCAGGAGAAACATGAGCAACCATGGACTCATCCTTTTGGACTGTATCAGCATCATCAACAAACTTGGTAGTTGAATCCACAGCAGCCACCTGAGATACTGCCTTCACACTGGTCATCTCAGGCATACCAGTGAAAGTCTTATTAGAAGAAGAACTATCAAGACTTGATTGTACTGAATTTAAAGTGTCAGTAATACCACTATTATTATTATTATTTGCAGCAGGCTGTATTTTAATGTCCATTCAATTGCCCAATAGAATAGACAGTTTGTGTTAACTTTTGTACAGTAGGAATGCTACGATCCAGTTAGGGTATATACGATTAAATAATCCTGGATAATACACTCATAGCACTACTTATATATAAATAACACCCTTATATATAGTAAGATCACATGAGCGCTCGGACTTTGGGTCCTAGCATTTTAATGAGTGCTTATCTCTAGTTTATAGTCATTACGGACTTTTTGGTCTAAAGAGACCTAGTTTATAGACATTACGGTCTATATTATATTAAAATTGGAAATCATTGTCTAATGTCCTCTGGAACATCAACAAATGATCAGAGTACATCGGAGTCGTACTCTCTATCTCTGGATAATGCTCCATCCACAATGATTTCAAAATAGGATACCAATAGTCATATTTATCTTTACTATGTAAAGAAATCTCACGCAAGACCACTCCAATATTATCTACTGTAATTTGATCGGACAACAAGGAACTTTTCTTTCTTTTCGTCCAATTCAACATGTCTATGATAACATCAAATCGTAATGGTGCTATCCAGCGACCAACTATATTACTAAATCTAAAGGATCTCTTCAGAAACTCAACTTCAGTAATATCTCTGAATGGAACTACAGCAGTGTCCTTAACCTCAGTTGTATAGACCATACCACATTTCAACATAAAACCTGGTAATGTCAATTCATTAAAACTATCATGCAAATATGGAGCTAAACCAAATAGCACGTCGTCACCCAAAGCTATAACATATACAGAAGTATTAAAATTTTCAATATCACAACCTGCAAATTGAAAAGAAACCCTAAAAACCAAATTATTATACATAGTATTTATTAAAGCCGTTAAAGGATTACCACTAGGTAAAGATCTCATCCACTCATAAAAT